TGCACAGAGCTTGGAATAAGCAGTTCTTTGAGGCGGTGCAAAATAAGTACCCTGACATTTATGCCAATAAGACCTACGAGGAAACTTTCTACTTGTGGAAAGACGCCTTCAAGCCATCTTGGGAAAATCTCATTGAGGAAACCCCAAGTGAGAAGGTCAAGATCGAAAAAGTCAAATTAGAGGGCATGACTGAGATGTTGCGTACCCTATTGCCAGTCATTAATCCAGAAAACCGAGCATTGGCGATCCAGTGGGCGCAAGACAACTTGGCTGAGATGCCTGAAATGTTCAAATCCACCATGCAGCTCGATATTGATGAAATTGCTGAGTACGAACCACCTGTACCCCTCTCCGCACCGACTGAGCCACCAAGTAAGGAATAAGCGTGACATTCTACGAATGCCTCACTGCGGCAATCAATGATTTCATGCGTTATGGCTTTGATAGCCAAAAACGCATAGATTCTTGGATAAAAAAGCTCCGAGAATCGGCTGTAAAATCATTAATTACAGAAAAACAGATGCAAAAAGATATTGAACGCTCTTTGCACACTGCTTTTAACCGTTTAGTGACCAAAGGCGGCCTTGTCAAAGAAGGCGTGGATAAGTTCACTGTTGAGAAGCTATCGCCTAAAATGCGGGCAGAATTAGACCGTCGCATCATGGCAAGCGCCAAATTGATCCAATTTAATCGCGAAGAAACGATTAGCAATACGCTGCGCCGCTTCGCGGGATGGGCTACCTCAATTCCGATTGGCGGAACAGAAGCCGTAGATAAAGTCGCAGAGAAAAAAGCCATTCGTAAAGATTTGGCTATGATGCCGTTCAAAGAACGCCGCGTTGTAATTGACCAGACNCANAAANTNATTGCNAANATTCGNGANATNGTGGCNGTTGATGGCGGAGCAATCGCGGGTAAATGGCATAGCAACTGGAAGCAATCAGGCTATGACTATCGCGAAGATCACAAGGAACGTGACCAGAATATTTATCTCATTAAAGGTAACTGGGCATCGGAAAAAGGATACATCAAGCCGATAAGTGGATATACTGACGATATTACGACTCCGGGCGAGGAGGTTTATTGCCGGTGTAGATATCAGTACATCTATCATGTCGGAAAGCTGCCAGAAGAAATGTTGACAGCTAAGGGTAAAGAAGCGTTACAATCCAAGAAAATTACATAGGGTTAACCCATGCCAGCAACCAGCCCCGCGCAAGAACGCTTAATGCAAGCCGCAGCTCATACTCCGGGTGGCTTTGGTGGCGTTCCTCAATCGGTTGGTAAAGAATTCACTAAAGGCGAAGATGAAGCGCAAGGTGAATGGCTGGAAAAAGTAGCTTTAGCTGAAATGATTAAGCCAGATGATTCAAAAGATATACCCGAAGAACCTACCGTATTGTCTACTCCTGAACTAGAGCTAAAAGAAGATTCTAGCCTCGCGCCCGCCCCCGCACTAATAGTGGCCGGTAAAGATGACGAAGATGATGGTGGCAACCGCGAAGGTTCTCATTTCGTATTAGATTCAGATAATAAACGCGATGAATTACAAAGCATTCATGGCCATTTAGCTGAAATCGCTAAATTGGTAGAAAACTTTAAGGCCAGTGAAACAGTAGCTTCTGAAGTGAAAGCACGTTTAGGTGATGATTGCATGGCTGCCGATGACGCAGCCGTAATGCCAATTGATAAAGACGCTGGCGCTGCTGGCCGCGCCGCAGGCATTATGTTTATGACGCCTGAAGGTCAAACATTACTGATTCGCCGCGGCAATGGCGGGGATTATCCCGGCACTTGGGCTGTACCCGGCGGCCATCAAGAACAAGGCGAAACTTTAGAAGAATGCGCAAGACGCGAATGCTTTGAAGAAACTGGTATTAAGTATGAAGGCGAATTAGAAGTCCTTTATGACGATGGCCAATTTTGCACTTACATCGCCAAAGAAGCACCGAAGATAAAAGTCAATCTCAATTATGAATCTACAGGATTCGATTGGTGCGATCCAGCTTGCCCACCATTACCAATTCATCCCGGCTTAAATGTCGCATTCAGAATCGCAATGATTAAAACTGAATTCGATGTAGCTGAATTGATGAAAGAAGGCGTATTAACTAGCCCACAACCTTATGCCAATATGGATTTATTGGCAATCCGCATTACTGGAACTGGTTTGGCTTATCGTTCAAGCATCGGTGAACACGTTTGGCGTGATCCATCTTTGTACTTGAATGAAGATTTTTTGAAGCGCTGTAATGGTTTAACAGTCATTATGGATCATCCTGAAAGCGCAGTTTTAACAACTGAAGAATTTAAAGATCGCGCTATCGGAAGTGTTATGTTGCCTTACATTAAAGGCGACGAAGTTTGGGGTATTGCTAAGATTTATGATGCGCCTGCAATGGAAGAAATTGCAAGAGGGTTGATACCCGGCGAAGAAGTTAGCACATCCCCGTCAGTAGTATTTGACAATACTGCTGGAAACACTACACTTACTACTGAGAATGGCGAGCCACTCTTGATAGAAGGTGTACCATTCCTTTTAGATCATATTGCTATCGTCACGAAAGCAAGAGGATCTAAAGGAGTATGGGACAAAGGTGGCGATGCTGCTGGAGTACTTTTAACTAACCCTGAGGTGTCTGATATGACAAAAGAAATGATTGAGCCAAAGGCAGATGCCCAAGGCGAAAAACTTGATGCAATCCTGCAAGCAATTGGCAGCCTAGCAACTCGCGTGGACAGCATGGAAAAAAATCTTCCCGCTGAACCGTTGGTTACTGCGTCTGACAAGAAACGCAAAGACGAAGATGAATCTAAATCCCATAAAGATGAAGATGAAGATGAAGATGAAGATGAAGAAGCTAAGAAAGATGATGATGCTAAGAAAAAGCATCGTAAAGATTCTGAAGGTTCTAATCCAGTAGTTCATGGTAAAGCTGGCGAAATAAAACCAGATGAAGACGAAGATGCAAAATCTGACGAAGATGAAGAAGAAGAAGCTGCTAAGGCTGATGAAGAAGAAGCGAAATATGCTGACGCTCAAGCTAAAGCTGATTCCGTTCTTGCTGCTTTCGGCAAATCTGCTTCACGTCCGTTGTCTGGTGAGGCTTTGATGTCTTACCGTAAGCGTTTATTGCGTGGTTTACAGGCTTATTCCGATTCATACAAAGAAGTGAATTTGAATTCGATCAAAGATGCAAAATTATTGGCCTTGGCTGAAAAGCAAATCTTTGCTGACGCATTGGTAGCTGCTAAGTCACCAACAATGTTCGCTGCTGACCAACTCATTGAAATTAATGAGAAGGATCGTGCTGGTCGTACAATCACTAAATTCAAAGGCGCTATGTCTGCTTGGCTGGATGATTTTAAAGTCCCTCCTATGCGCGCGACACAGTTCCATACTTCTAACAACCAAAGATAAGGAATAAACCATGTCCGCACAAATTTCTTTAAATCCAATGGCTACAACTAATGCTAAAGGTCTATTTTCGACTAACAGCAATGGTTTTACCCAAGGTGATGCACAAGACGATCCAGCAGTTAAGTTTGCGTTAGCTGGTGGCGTTCTTAGCACCGAAGCCACTACTCCACTTTGGGGTGGTATTCCTGTTCAAGAATTTGTACCTGCAAGTGGTAGCGTTTTAGGCTCTACAATTTTGCAAGCTAATAGCGAAGCAGTACCACAAGCTATTTGCGTATTTAACCAAGCATTCGCTGGTATCACAACTCCTCAGTCTACTGCTCCTTTGTATTCCCCCGGCATGACTGTAAATTACTATCGTTTAGGCTCTGGCGCGCGTATTCCACTCGCACTCGATCCAGCTTCAGTAACTTTAGAAGGCGAATTAGTAAGCACAACCGTTTATTTTGATTACACAAATAACTGGTTAACAGCTTCTATTCCTTCAGTAGGACAAGCAGCTTTGCCTGTTAAAGTATTGAAACTTAGCACCAGTAATAACAAAACCGTTTCCTATAATGGGATGACAGGTAATGCTAACTGGGTTACCGATGGTTACGTTGCCTTAGTGCAAATTTAATAAAGGAAAATTACTATGTCAGGCTTCGCACCTTCATTTGTAACAGTAAATCCGCATTTCATGATGCCTGAGCTGATTATGCAGTACAGCTTGGCTTCTGGTGCTTTCACAACACTTGCAACAGAAAATCCAATGCCACGCCTTGGNGAAGCTGATTTGTATGTGTACGCTAAAAAAGTTCAGTTGACAACTCAGGTTTCAGCTAACCAATCGACTGCTAACCAATTGCCTAGCGCATCGGTTATTCCTTCGATGATGAGTACAGCTACTTATCGCCTTCAGACACGCGCTCAGTATGACAACTTCGATGAAGCTGCTACTGGTGCATGGGGCTACGCATTGCCACAAGCTATGCGTTTGGCTGCACGTCAAGGTATCGCTCAACAATTGCGTAACGCTCTCCTCTACGGCTACAACCCAGCTAACGGCGAAGGCTTGCTCAATACTGATGGCGCTACTACAGCTAACTTAGGCGCTGATACCAATGGTAATGTTGGTTACAGCACTTGGGATAGCGGTCAGCTTGCTCAATATATGTTGAACATGATTGGCGCTTTGAAGGTTCGTACACTTCAAATCGGTCAACCATTGCGCTTGGTTTTCCTTGCTCCTCAGCGTTTTATTAGCCAAATCTCTTACTCTGGCGTAGTGTCCTTGACACAATTCCAACGTATCGGCGCTGGTGTTGAAACTGCTGCTGGCTTGGTAGAAACAGTTGCTCAGTGGGCAGGTGGCGATGATGTATCTTTTGCTGCTGATGACACTTTGATCGGTCAAGGCGCTGGTGGTACTGATGCTATTTTGTTAATTGCTCCAGAATTAAAGATTCCTAAAGCAAACAACAACATTAACACCAACGTATTTGCTACTTTGACACCAAATATGACAGCAACTTCATTGATGTTGACAGACGTATCAGCTCCAACTGAAATCCCTACTCCAATTGCTGACGGTGGTATTACTACACTGTACACAATGCGTAGCACTTCAGGCTGGGGTATCCGTCCAGAAGCATTGACGATTCTTTCCGCTGCATACTAAGCATTAGCTTTAAAACAGAAAACCACCTTCCGGGGTGGTTTTTTGTTATAGTAATAAAACATCGTGTGATGCCGATACGTTTTCTATGGGGAGGCCGGGGGTTCAAAAGACCCCGCATCATCGGTTTCCCCACCCCTTTTGGGAGAATTAAATGAAACTTTATGTAGCCAACTGTAGTAAACAGGAACATCTTTTTACCTATATGCTTCCTGAAAATCCACGTCCTTTTTCCCATAGCATCCGCGCGGGAAGCCAAATTGAGATTACTGGCAATCAACCTGAGATTGACTCAGTGGTTAGCCAGCACTCTATTTACGGCCTCATGGAAGCGAAAAAGGTTAAAAAAGGCTTTGGCGCTCTTTGTTATGCGATTGATAAACCAATCAGTATTGAAGCTATCCAAAATGGCTTTACTCAATCTGAGCAAGAGATGGTTGACCGCGCCCAACAAGCTCGTAATGCTACCGCTGCTGCTGCCGATCAAATTTTGCAAAATAAAGCTCAAGAAATGGGCTTAAAGCAAAAATCTGGTTTGGAAGTAGAAATCATTGAAGATAAGAAGAATGCAGCGGATAATGAGCCTAAGTTTAATCAGACCATTGAAGTTGTCCGCGAAGGTGTACAACCAATCAAAGGACGAGGCCGCCCAAAAAGCAGATGATTTTTAGATAATCCAAAGGTACAATGCCCCTATGACAAGTCCAATTACTTCACCTCCATCATTAGCCGGGTTTGAAAACTGGACTAGAGCTGTCATGGGGCTTTCTACCATTGTGATGCCGGTCAATGCGCCCGGCTATGCGTATGCGTATCAGGTAGCTTTAGACCTCGTTCCTTTGGATTTTGCTAAGATGTCCCCAGATATTTACACTTTAACGGTGTACAACATGGGTGGTAGCTTACTGATTCAATGGCAGCAAGATCAGCCCGGACAGACATATTTTGAAGATTTACGCAGAGATTACAACATGAATGGCTTTGTTGCCGGTGTTATTAGCTCTGCTTCTGATGTATCTACTAGCCAAACTTTGGCTGTAGGCCAAGGCTTACAGAATTTAGATTTAATCAGTTTACAAGCAATCAAAAACCCTTATGGCCGTCAAGCTATTGCCTTTATGCAAAGCCTCGGTACTTTGTGGGGATTGTCTTAATGAAATTGCATTTAGGTGTTATTGAAGTTCCAGAACCAGAAGGCGGTACATCTTATACCGTAGGTAAGGATTTGGAGGAACGCTATGGCGTTTTTTCGATGTTTTACAACACTTATGAGAAGTTCATTGCTAAAGAATTAGAGGAAGATGCTGGGCGCGCATTAACAAATATGTTAAATGGCAACCCAATAAGTGACCCCTTTGGGAATGCTACTGAAGAAATTGATAATAAATTTCATTACTTCATTACATCCAAAGAGATCGAACAAGTTGCTGGCCAATATGGTGAGCAAGGTATTCCAACCCAAGCGGCTTTGGAAGGGTTAACCCTTAGAACTGCTGGCGGTAAAACCGTAGGAAAAGTTCGTAAAGGTCAGAAATTCAAGAAAGTACAGGGTGCTCGCCGTCCGTCCTTTATTTATTCTGGCGTATTTGAAGCCTCTCTTAAAACATGGGTTAGCACATGAGCGCTATTGAAGCCGCCGGCGGTAAAGGACAACTTGCCTCTGGTTTGGCGCAAGGCGTCAATACAATTTCAGAAAATCAGACCGTTAATTTTACGCTCTATGTAAAAATGGTTTTGCCCCTTGATGGATATATATTTTGGGTAAATGCCAGCCTTTTGACTGATTCGGCGCTTTATAACGCTACCCAATATAACCGTTTGGAATACGACAATCCGCCAACTCCGCTTCCTAAGCGGCAAATAACGGCTCAAGGATCGTTGCATTATGCGACTGAAGTAAATCAGCTTGAAGATCGTCAAGCATCCTTTAACGACATCATTTTTACTTCTTTGCAGCCTATTACAGACTTTAATGAAGTAAATCCTTCATTAATGTATGTCGGTACTTTTGAAAGCATGAAGTTCGCATTTAACACCAGAGCCAACTTTTATAAGGCTGCTGATCTTTATCATTATCGCGGCCATGCTTTGTACTCCATCATGGATACTCAACTTATTGATTCCATGACCGGATTCGATACCGAAAATGTTATCGTATCCAATAGTCTACCAATCTGGCTGACTTTGAATCAATACTTCCCAATGTACCCTTCATATTTGGTAGGCCAAAATATTGCCCCTCCATACGCATCGGTAGATATTGACCCAAGACAGACCATTGCTTTGCAATCTGCGCCATTAATTACGCGAAATAGCTCCCATTACCAGTTGGTAAAGGATACGGTTAAGATTACAATATATGGAACTCGGAACTATAATGCTTTGGATTTCCAAGACTATGTGCTTCAATACAGTATGGATACTGACAATATTGGCTTGCTCAATATGCCGGTAATTCAAGATGAAAAAGTTACGCAGTCGGATTTCGGAATTATTGCAATGAAGAAAAGTATTACCTTTGAAGTAAGTTATTACCAAAGCCGCGTTCAAGATATAGCTCGTAAGTATATCGAACACGCATTTATTAGCGTTACCCCAGCAGTCAACCCAACCTAGTGTAAAAAAGGAGTTTCAAATGGCAATTACCTCAAACCCAACCATTCAAAATGGCGCTGTTTCAGTTGGAACAGGCACACATTCATTTTTAAATATCGCAACTACAACAGTTATTAAAACCACTCCGGGTCGTATTTGTACTGTTAATGTACTTATTGCTGGATCATCTGTTGGTACTGTATTTGACCATGCTTCAACAAGCGGTCTTGTAACAGCTAATTTAGTAGCCGTAATTCCTGAAGCTGTTGGAACTTATGTAATTGATTTTCCATGCGGCGTAGGAATTACTATTACTCCTCCTCCAACTGGCACTGTTTCTGTTAGCTTCAATTAATTAACTAGGGGGCATATATGCCAAATATTGTCAATGTATCAGTCACACAGCAAGTAGCTAGTGCGCCTTCTCAACTGCAAAGAACAGGCGCGTTAGTTTCTCAAGGTGCGACTACTTTAGCCGCTGGCACAACTCAATTAATTACTCAATTAAGCGATTTGAGCAGCATTCTTACTGGTTCAGTTGATATCACTTCAATGGTATGGGCAACTAACGTAGTTACTGTAACTACGACTACTCCTCATGGTATTCCAAGTGGAGAAACCGTTTTAGGCGTTATCGCCGGTTGTAGCCCTGTTGGGTATAACGGCACTTTTGAAGTTACTTCAACTGGCACTAATACTTTTACCTATCCATTAGCTGGTGATCCGGGTTCTTTAGTGACTCCGGGTGTTTTCACTTTGGAAGATGTATCTGAGTTGGTTGCTATGGCAACTACCTTCTTTGCCCAAGGCGCAAACTTAGCTGTTTACATTCTTGAGCTTGGCGTTGGTAGCCCTGCTTCTGGTGTAACTGCTTTGACCGCCTATTTAATCAATCCTACAGTAAAATTCTATAGCTATCTTTTGCCTATATCTTGGGATACTGAATCAACTGCGGTAGATTTGTTTAAAGAGTATGAAGGCACTACAGCTCAGACTTATTTCTATGTATCGTCTACTTTAGCGACTTACTCTGCTTGGACAGGTATCAAGTCGGTATTCTTGACTTTACCAAGCCCCGCTGCACCTAAAGTTGAATTTAGCACTGCTGCGATTTTTTGGACAACTTTGAGCTATGACCCAAATGCCAGCAATTTAGCACATCCGCTATCGTTCACTTATGTGTATAGTGTAACGCCTTATGTTTTGACCAATACCCAACAAACTTTACTAAAAGCTGCTGGTGCTAACTGGATCGGAACTGGCGCTGAGGGTGGCATTAGTAATACCATCATCCTCTGGGGTACGTTCATGGATAAGTATCCATTCAACTACTGGTATTCAGTTGATTGGCTTTCTATTAATGTCGCACAAGCCTTGGCTGCCGCGATCATTAATGGTAGCAACTTACCTACAAATCCTTTGTACTACAACCAAGCTGGTATCAATACTTTGCAGAAAGTGGCTCAAGCTACTGTCAACAATGGTATTGCTTTTGGATTGATTTTGTCCCCTGCTGAAGTCGCTGCTGTATCGTTTGTCACTTATGTTGGCCAACATCCGGGCGATTACGCAACTGGCACATATAATGGTTTAAGTTTAACCTTTGTTCCATTGCGTGGCTTCACATCCATTACCATCTACTTAACCGCTTCAAATATTCCAGTTTAAGGAGAATGAATAATGGCTAATCCACAAGTAATTCAAGGCACATTAAATAGACTACTTGCAAACGTAGTTTATGCCGACTTTCCCCAGTTGAACGTGACAGCTCCATACTTAGCCAAGGAAGCAATTTCTATTGGCTTTGATGGAGATACATCGCAATTAATTGGTACATTAACTGGCGCTGTTACTAGCCCTGAGCCGTACATTTATGGAACTGCAACAATCCATCTATTGCGTACTCAGTCTTTAGGTAACGCTTACAAAACTCAAATCGAAAACAATACGACTATGGGTTCAGTAACCGTCTATCCTGATTCAGTAGCGCTATCTCCATTTCAGTTGAATAATTGCGTATTGCAAAGTGTTCAAGAAGTGGCTTTTGACGGCACACAAGCGGGCTTAATTATCCGTTTGCGCGGCGTCTATTCTATCAACGCAAGTCTATTTGCAGCTTCTTAATTAAAGGATAAAAGTGAAAATTGATCGGAATTTGAATTTAGTGATGCAAATTCAAACTGCTAAGAATGGCATGATTCATGTTCATTCAGCATCTATTGGCAGAGAGATATTTGAGCAGTTTTATTTAGAATTAGGAAAAGTATTTAGCCAATGTTTTGATAGCGTAAATCAAGCGCATTTAGCCTTGTCTGCGCCACAACTAGCTTATCCAGCCTTAAAGTCAATTGCGATTAAGGCGGGTAACTGGGATGGCGTAGGCGGGGTTAAATTCGGTTTGGTTAATGAGATTATTCGTTTGACTAACGTATTAATAGCAAATGAAAAAGGATGGGAATCTTTACCTTTAGATACCGCCGTTAAACGCGAATTATTAGATGAAGATGAGGAAGCTGAAATTCTTAGCTCTTTAGTTTTTTTTACGGCAATCTCCAAGGTCGCACCCAAGGATTTGAAAAATTCTTTCTTGGAGATGGCGGGTTCATTAAGGAATTGGGTGCTTATCTCGTCGGACTCTACGGCGTACATGAATGGTTTGCCGATATTGACCAAAAAAGAGCCTACTGGAAAGAAAGCGAAGGAATCATCGCTTACTTGCTAGAGTATTTAAGCACCGAAGGATTTAGTGAAATTATGAAAGAAAATGGCGGCAAGTGGGCTGATGCCGAGGAGTATAGAAACCGTCATTTAATTAAAGCGATCAACGATAGATCATTTTTTTAGCCGATAAAGGAAATAAAACATGGCAACAAAGTCGGTCATAGAAATTGATATTCTTGATGAGAAATTTCAAAATTTCGCTAAAGAATTTGACCGCCTTAAAAAAGCAGTTAAAGATATGCCTAAGGATTGGCAATCAATGGGCGCTGCCGGCGCAAAAGGCGCAACCGCAATAGCCAAAGAAATAGAAAAAGCAGAAAAAAAACAAAAAGATTTTAATAAAGCTGTTCGCGATGGCGGAGAAGCTCTTAAATTAGCCGCTAGGACAAGCGCAAACATAGCAATGAGCATGGCCTCCGCCGCAGTATCGGCGGCCAAATGGATAGCTTTTGGTGCGATTGGAAGCGGTTTTGGCTTAGGCGGGATAGCCGCAAATGCTAGTGATGTACGCCGTCAAGCTATGGGGTATGGCGTTTCAACAGGGCAACTTAGAGCATCTTTAACCCATTTAACTCCTTTAGTAGACCCAGAAAGCCTATTAACTAATGTGACCGCTTTACAAAGACAAGTAGGCGGTTCAGCTATTTTAGGGCGAATTGCTCCCGGAACAAATTTAAATAAAAACCCTGCCGAATTATTGCCAGATTTAATTGAAGGGGCATTGCGCGTATACAGAGGCGCAGGGCGAAACTGGGACTTAGCTAAAACAACTTTAGAACCTGCTGGTTTTGACATACAAACAATGGTTCGTTTGGACGCTGAAAATGCTAAAAATTTACAGAGAATTTTAGAAGATACTAGAAAAGCCGGCAAAAATTTAGCGGTTACCGATGAAGATAGCATAGCTTGGCAACGCTTTTGGGTTCAAATAAAAGAGTCTGGCCAATTAATTGAAGTAGCTTTTATTAAAAACTTAAAAGTGCTAACTCCTGCATTAGAACAGCTTTCTAAATCGGTAGCTACTGCGGTAGATTCTTTCTTAAAAAATGAAAATTTCGCTAATTGGATTGATACAGCAAGTAAAAAAATTAAAGAGTTTGGCGAGTATTTAGGTGGGGATAAATTTAAAACCGACGTAGATACATTTTTAATTGCGCTTCAAAGACTTGGCGAAGCTGCCTATGCTACAGCTCAATTTTTAGGCCTAATTGATAAATCGCCAGAGCAAAAAGATACTGAACGAAAAAATGCGTCCGATATAGAAATACTACAAAGAGATATTAATAAAGATATCGTAAGCCCTATAAAAAGCATACCTTCAAGAACACACCTATTTAATCCAGCGTTTAACAAAAAATTAGCTGATGTAGACCCTGAATTAGCCAATACAAGAACACTACAAAAAGATACCAACAAAGATAACAACAAAGATATCGTAAACCCTATACAAAGCATACCTTCAAGAGTACAAATGTTTAACCCAGCGATTAATAAAAAATTAGCTGGTGTAGACCCTGAATTAGCCGCAGCCATTCAAACAGCCGGATTTACCCCTATTAGTGGCGTCCGCGATGAAAAATGGGCTAAAGAAAATGCGGCTTTTAAAATAGGCAATAGCTATTATACAAAACAAGGCCGTCCAATAGCTATGACTGATAGTAAGCATCTTACTGGTACAGCCGTAGACGTAGACCCCGCCCAAGTTTCAAAAGGTTCTTTTGTAGAACTCCAAGCCTATTTAGCTCGATATAATCTAAGAGCCTTAGCTGAAACGGATAGAAATCATTTAGAGTTAATTAAGCATGGTGTTTGGCAAAATAAGACCGAAGTGGAAGTTTGCACTGCCGCTGGCGCAGACTTATATATTTCGGGCGCACAAGGCAATGGAGCAATACTTAGAAAATGAACTCAACCGGAAAAACATTATTTCAAGCCGCATACGAGATATCGCCAATCATTTTACAAAATGGTATAGCGACTTTTGCGGGCGGGTATTTGCCAATTACAGCTTTAACTATATTTGGCGATCTAGCTACTTTATTGGGTACAGATCAATTTTTTGCTCATTACAAGCCTTTACCCGGTAGTACACTACAAGATTGGCAAATAGCTGACTATCCTTTTTCAAACTTAACCGTAGCGGCTAATGCGGTTATTCAGCAACCATTAAAGATTAGTATGCTGATGGTTTGCCCTGCACAAAATAATGGTGGGTATTTACTTAAACAACCAATCATAACCGCATTAAAACTGACTCTAGATAACCATATATTGGCGGGCGGCACTTTCACCGTTATTACCCCTGCATATACCTACACCAATTGTTTGCTGACTTCTATTCGGGATATAACTAGCCCTAGCGATAAACAAGTTCAGACTACTTTTCAATGGGATTTTGTACAGCCTTTGATTACAGAATCAGGCGCGAGTAAAATTTTAAATACTGTATTTAGTAGGTATGCTAATGGTTTACCCCAATCCGCAATTAATTTAGAAGGCAGTTGGAATAACACCCCAGTGTCTAATTGATAGGAAACAAAAATAATGCCAAGTATCATTAATTTCAATCCTACGCCAACGGTAAATTTTCAATTTAATCCAGTATTAGATGGTGTTACTTACGTAGCGATATGCACATGGAATGCCTATGGACAACGATATTATTTGTCTATATACGATAATTATGGCAATTTAATAATGTCAAGAGCAATGGTAGGTTCTCCACCAGAAGCCGATATTAATTTGCTATCTGGCTATTTTTATGCCTCTACTCTGGTATATAGAGTTAAAACTAGCAATTTTGAAATTACGCCATAATGCGTTTTTATAAGATAGCCATACAAACAGTAGCAGGGAAAGAAATTACTTACTCTAGCTTAGACTCGGCTGGAGGCAATAACGGTTCGGCTTTACGAGTTGATTTAGACTTATTTGAAACACTATTTCACCAGCCATCGCCTAATAGCATATTGCGGATATACGGTGTCCCCTATAAGGATTTAGGCCAATTGGCAGATTTAAACCCTAGTTATAAAACCAGTGGGAATAAATTTTCTAAAATTAAAATTTCAGTAGGTATGTCAAAAGGACTGCCTTTTGCCAAACCTTATCAAGCCGGGCTAATTATTGACGGAATTATTGAATACGCTTTTGCCAATTGGCAAGGCGCTGAAATATGTTTGGACTTAATAGTTAATTCTAATTTTGGAACAACTTTTAGTAGACCTAACTTATCGTGGGCATGGGAAGATGGGCAAACTTTACAAGAGGCTGTAACTGAAACTTTACAAATAGCCTATAAAGATAGCAATCCAGTAATCACCGGTGGATTTAGCGACACGCTTAAATACACAGAAACGCAACCCGGTATATACCCTGATATCTATAGTTTTTCAAAATACGTCAATAAAGTAAGTAAAACCATAAATCCTAACCCTGAATATATAGGCGCAACTATCGCTCCTACGCCAGATGGTTTTATATTAAATGACGGAACAGCGCTATCCAATAATCTAATACAAATCCTGTATACCGATATGATAGGTAATCCTACATGGAAAGCACCCGGAATAATACAAGCAAAAGTAACCATGCGCGGGGATATGAGTATAAATGATTACATCATCTTTCCTAAATTAACTACTGCAATAAACAATGCGAATAGCACTCAGCAAGTACGAAATTTAATACCCTTTCAAGGTTATTTTCAGATCATATCAATACGACATATCGGCAATAATAGGCAAGCTACTGGCGATAGTTGGTGTACAGTTATTGATTGTGTAGTGACAAATAATATTCCTAATGCAGTTAGAAACCTTCCTATAGTGATAATTTAATGGGTCTATCGCAAAAAATTCCGTTTGCTGTTTCTTTAGCTAACACCATAGATGCTAATACAGAAGCAAACGCGCAAAGTATTGGCCAGATTTTGCCTTGCTCCGTCATAAAGGTGGAAGGCGCAATCGTAACGGTAAACTTTGAAATTCTTGCTCCTAATGGGGTAACAATTCCCCCTGTCACTTGTCCTATTGCTGAAAGCGAATATACCCGCTTACCTATACAAGTCGGCGATAAAGGTATCTGTATGGCTGCCAGTACAAGGCTAGGCGGCATTTCAGGGCTTGGATTAGGGTTAGCCCCTTTGAGTAGCCCAAGTAACCTTGGTGGCCTTGTTTTTGTACCAATCAGCAATAAGAACTGGTTTATTGTAGATGGAACATATTTGGTTCTCTACGGTATCAATGGCGTTGAAATAACTACCAAAGACCAAGATGTAAAGCTGACTTTAAACCACGATGGAATTATAATAGACCTTGCTGGCGGTAATTTAATTGTAAATAATGGCAATACCACAATGAACGGTAATTTGACGGTTAATGGCCTCATTACTGGCAATGATGGTTTTGCGATCAGTGGCGGAACTGGCGGAACTATGAACGTAACTGGAAATATCAACCAAACTGGTAACTTCACCCAAACTGGCACACTTACAAATAATGGTAAAGCTGTCGGTAGCACTCATACGCATGGCGGAGTACAAACTGGTGGCGGTACTACAGGAACTCCGACATGAGAACATACGGCAAAACTGATGCAGGGAAATGGGTAGAAATAACGGAAACTAGCTATATTTGGCTGGCTACATTAGCTCAAACTTTAAGATTAAATTTAGGGGAAAGCCCTTTTTATGCGACGGATGGCATACCTGCACAACAATCTGTTATGAGTCAAATTGCACCTGACGCCGCAGTTAATAAAGCCCAATCTCAGTATGCGCCTTATTTTGCAAGTTTGGCGGTAGTCCGGCAACAAAATGTGACTCAACCAACGTATACTATATCCGCTGTATTTCAAAACGGTACAACAATCCAAACAACGGTGGCAAGCTAATGGCAACTTTAACTTCTGCGGGAGTCAATACCCGCAAGCCCTACAGAATTATTAAATGCTGAATTAACAGTCGCTACAGCGTTATCTCCCGGTCTTACAGCTAATCTTCCCGGTTCTTTAGTTGAAGATTTATCCTCAACGGCTGCGGGCGCTTTAGTAGTACAAGACCAAGCCTATGTTGACCTAATTAACTCTATTAGCCCCTATACCGCCAACGCTTTCTTGCTTTATCAATTAGGCGCGGTCTATGGTGTTGAACGAGGCATTGGCGCAAATACTTCTGTTTATGTAACCTTTATCGGCGATGCTGGTTTTGTAATCCCAATAGGTTTTACAGTATCCGATGGCTCTTACCAATATATAGTTCAAGATGGCGGTATTATTGGAGCTTCTGGCCAAAGCGCAGCTCTTTATTGTTTAGCTACTACAGAAGGCTCTTGGGCTGTTCCAGTAGGTACTGTCATTCAAGTCATCACTTCTATTCCGTCTGGTATCACTGTTACTTGTACAAACCAAGTTACCGGTGTCCCCGGCCAAGCAGCTCAAACTTTACAAGCCTATCAAGCTCAAGTAATTCAAGCTGGACAAGCAATATGCCAAGGCACACCAACATTGCTAAAGACCTTGTTAGGCCGCATTTCTGGCGTTCAGCAACGCTTGATCGCAATCAAGGCTTCTGGTGACTTGTATACCATTATTGTCGGCGGCGGTGACCCTTATGAAGTGGCCAACGCCATTTTTAAAGGTTTGTTCGATTTAGGAGATTTAATCGGTTCGGTATTGTTGGCAACGTCTATTACGAAGGCCAATCCGGGCGTAGTAACCACCAACTTAAATCATGGCTATGCTACTGGCCAAGTAATTCAAATTAGCGGATCAGCCGTTACAGCCTACAACGGCACTTATACTATTACGGTTCTTTCCGAAACAACTTTCAGTCTAGGGGTAAACACTACTAGCTATGCCACTTATACTGGCGGCGGCGTGGTCACTCCAAACTTACGCAATATCACTGTATCCATCAATGATTACCCTGATACCTATCAAATCACGTTTGTAAGCCCACCGCAACAAACCATCAATATTGCTTTGACTTGGAATACAACTTCAACCAACTATGTATCCCCAACAGCAGTGGCTCAACTAGGCCAGCCCGCCTTGGCAAACTACATTAACAGCATTTATGTCGGCCAGCCAATCAATGTATTTGAATTGCAAAACGTATTTCAGACAGCAATCGCAGCGGTTATTCCGCCTCCATTGCTTTCACGCATGGTCTTTACGGTAGCAATTAACGGTATTGACGTACCGCCAGACGCCGGCACAGGCCTGATTTATGGCGATCCTGAGTCTTACTTTGAAACAAACAACGCTTCTATTGTTATTACCCAAGGCTAATAGATGATTAGCAAGATTCTTCCTAGCTATCTATACCAACAGTACAATGGCGATCCGGATTTAGAGGCGTTTTTCACCGCTTATAATGAGCTATCACAAAGCAACCTAGATAAGATAAATACGCTAAATCTACCGATTTACACTACTAAGACTGGCGTTTTATTGGAGTGGATTGCTTTAGGACTATACGGCTTTACCCGCCCTGTATTACCAAAAGGGGATTATTTCGATAAAGGCGTTTATAACACCATTCATCTAAATGAAATTCCCTATAACCAAAATGTTCGTGTTGCGCCAACTGACTTTTATCAGGTTACTGATGATATCTTTAAACGCTGCATTACATGGAACTTCTATAAAGGCGATGGTTTTCAGTTTACGATCAACTGGCTAAAACGCCGCGTAGCTCGCTTTTTGTCTGGCATTAATGGCGTATCCCATAATATTGACGAAACCTATCAAATTAGCGTCACTATGGATGCTATGGATGTAGTCACAATTCGTATTGCGCCCGGTGTCAGCATTAAGAAGGGCGGAGCGCTTTTAGATAGTTTTGATTTGAATGAAGTGCCATTAAACGCGCCAACTTTATATACCCCATTAATTCCTACCGATCTAGCTCCAATTTTGGAATCTGCCATTAAGGCAGGTGTTTTACAGCTCCCAATCGGCTATACTTACAACGTAACTTTCTAAGAGATTTGCGATGACTATTCTTTTATTTGCTAATAATGCTAAATCAACTCTAGCCGCGCCTCTCTCTAGCGTATCGACTACTGCCGTCCTTGCTTCAGGTACAGGCTCACTATTCCCTTCTCCTACTACTGGACAAGGCTTTAAGATGACTTTTGTGGATAATGCCACTGGTCTTTTAAATGAAATCGTATTGGTGACAGCTAGATCAGGGGATACCCTAACTATTGTTCGCGCTCAAGAAGGCACTATTGCTCAATCTTGGCTGGCAAATGACTTGGCTGGAATGTATTTCACTGCTGGAACTATTCAGAATAACATTCAGCTTGACCAGTATCAGAATGGTACTTATGACTTTGCAATTGCAACCGGTAGCGCTAACGCCCTAGCCGCTACGATTCCATCGAATTTATCCACCGTTCCTACCAATTTCACCTTTACCTTGCAAGCTGCGTCTACCAATACCAGCGGTGCAACATTGGCTTTAACCATTGGTTCTACGCTTTTAGCAACTAAAGCAATCGTTAAATCCAATAACCAGCCTTTAATTGCTGGCGATATTGCAAGTAGTGGATATCCAATGTGGATGGCGTGGAGTCCTGTCTATGATGCTTATGTTCTTTTGAACCCAGCGACAGGTGAATCTTCTGCATTAAGCCCAGCTCAATTGCAAGAACAGTTCTATACCTACGCTACGGCTACAGGCGCATCAGATACTATCGCAGTAACACTTCTTTCGACTTTGACTGCGCTATCTGATGGTTTGTTCTTGATGTTTAAGGCGGGCTTTGCCAATGGTACGACTACTCCAAATTTAACTTTGACTTTGGGCGGCACTGTTACAGCCACGACTACCATCGTCAAGGGTAACAATCTGCCACTATTGCCCGGTGACATTCCCGGCGCTGGCTATGTTTGTGAAATGATCTATAGCAGCGTGTATGGTAAGTGGATTTTGCTAAACCCATTCTTTAACCCTGCTTCATTGGGTTCAATGGCAGCTCAGAATTCTAATGCGGTAAACATTACTGGTGGAAATATCACCGGTTCTTATGCCTTAAATGCGGCATCTGCAACATATTCAAGTACAACTTTGCAAACCAATTTTAGTAATTTAACAATTGGAGGTAGCCAAGTTTTATACGCTGGAAATTATAATTCTTATTCGCCTTCCTTAACAGGTGGCGGTGCTTCGGGTACATGGGGAATAAATGTTTCGGGAAATGCGGCTGGTCTTTCGTCTACTTTAGCCGTTACTTCAGGCGGCACAGGCGTTACTTCATTAACCGCTAATTCGGTTTTAGTTGGTAGCGGAACTTCGGCTATCACTGGTGTTGCACCTTCAAACGTAGGCAATGTTCTAACATCTAATGGTTCTACTTGGACTTCACAAGCGCCAGTGCCAGCGCAAGTAATCGGTTCTACTTGGACTGATGTAACAAGCTCACGATCACAAGGCGTTACTTACACTAATACCACTGGTAAATTTATCCAAGTTCAAGGTAACTTTGGTTGTAATGGNGGNGGTCAAGGNTACATTTATATCAATGGNGTTTTNATTTCTNNTTGGNNNGCNCANTTNAANGGNTGCGGNGGNTANTCTGTAAATATGCCTTGTATTGTTCCTCCCGGTGCTACTTATATGCTGGCTAATATGGGTGGCGGCGCTAGAGGCTGGTACGAGTTAATCTAAGGATAAATGATGAAACACTATAAAGGTAAAGATGGTCTTGTTTATGCTTATGCAGCCGATGGCTCGCAAGATCACGTTATTCCTAAAACCCATAAGCTAATTACCGATAAGCAAAAAGATAAATTAGTTGAAGCTCAAACGCAAGCTATGTTTGATACTCAAGATTACTATCGTAAACGTCTTTATAGCTATCCAGAATTAGGCGAATTTGTAGATGCTTGGGTAAAGCAAGATGATGCTGCGCTAGAAGAATACAGACAAAAATGTTTAGCTATAAAAGCTAAGTTTCCTAAACCAAAAGGATTTTAATTATGACTACAAATTACGGTAGCCCAATCACCGGCACACTTACTACTACTACTGCAATAGTTAATGTAGTGGCAACTCAATATCCAATGTCAATTGCATTAAACACTACTGATAGCGGAAAAAAGATTGAGTTTTCTTTTGATGGCGCTAATTACTACACTGCAACACCAACTGGGTCAATGACCGGCCAAATTTATTATGTCTTGAATTTTCCAGTAAAAACCGTTAAATTCACTGGTGTAGCAAACGATACCTACAGCATTTTGTAAAAAGTCTAGGAACTTTACATGACCATCCTTCTATTTGCTAATAATGCTCAGACTACCCTAGCAGCCCCGATTTCATCGGCGGCTACTTCTTGCGTTTTAGCAACTGGTACAGGCGCAAAGTTTCCTAATCCTAGCGCAGGTCAAGGTTTCAAAATGACCTTCACCGACGCGGCTACAGGCACACTTGATGAGATTGTGCTTTGTACTGCGCGGTCTGCTGACGTATGCACAATTGTTCGCGCTCAAGAGGGTACTACAGCCCTTGGATGGGCTGCGGGCGATATTGCTTCTAACTATTTCACAGCGGGCGCTGCCGGCTCTTTTGCTCAGATTACCACTAATACACCTACAGTCACCAAAGTGACTAATGCGTTCTATTCGCAAACAACAAGCG